ATGTCCGACCGTTGGATCTCCGTGGAAGAGATCGCTAAGTATCTCGGTGTCAGCAAAGACACCGTCTATGGGTGGATCGCGAAGAAAGACATGCCGGCCCACAAGGTCGGGAGGCTTTGGAAGTTCAAGACCGACGAAGTTGATGACTGGGTTCGGTGCGGAAAAGCGTCGGACGATCAAAAAGAAGGCGAAGCGATCAAGGTCGATTCACAAAAGGGGAAGAACGCGGGGGGAGAGAAAACGGATGGCTGATGTCGCGTGCGTCGACCTATTTTGCGGGGCCGGAGGCCTCACGCATGGCCTGATCTCGGAGGGCGTCAGGGTCGTCGCTGGCGTTGACGTCGATGAAGCCTGCCGCCACCCCTTCGAAGCCAACAATGCAGCTCACTTCATCAACGAAGACGTTGGACGCCTGGCTCCCAAGCGCCTCAACGAGTTGTTCGGTGATGCAGAAATCCGGGTGCTCGCAGGTTGCGCCCCCTGCCAGCCCAGCGCGACCTGCGGCACGAGAATGAACACGATCACGCTGGCCTGCCCGGTCTTCTTGCGGTTCGGGGCGGCGCGCCCCTTCGTGTTGATGCGCGCATTGTCGGCGACCAGCAGCGATGGACGCCCGCGGCGATAGACGAATCGCAGCCGCATGCCCGTCCGGCGCTCCCAGCCGCCCGGGGTGATGCGCGCCGACCGGCCGCTCGCGCCGATGCCGCGGGGCCCGGCTGCGGCGCAAGGGATCGCCAGCCAAAAACCGCTCTTCGAGCGGATGACGACGCCACGGTCGAAGGCGTCGATGATCTTCGGCGCCTTCGACCAGACATAGGCTGCGGCCTCCACGCTCTCGCCGACTTCGGGGAAGGTCTTTCCCCTCCATGTCCGCGACAGCCGTTCGCCAAGCCCAGCCGCGACAACGTCCTGGCGGAGATCCTGCTTCAGACCGTCGGCCGCATCGCGCATTCCGGCGGTGATGGCGCGTTCGATGTCCTTCTCGGTTCCGGCGAAGGCTTTGCCGAGATCGGGACGTCGAATGGTGAAGCGCATGGATCAGACTTTCGCGGCCTCGCAGGCCGCCACCAGCTCGAGCGCATCGCCCATCGGTTCGCCGATGATCTTGAAGGTTTCGGCGCCGATCACGATCAGATCGCCCTCGGCGATCGTTGCGGCCTGCGCGCGCCTGATATCGATGACGATGCTCGGCAGCACGGCGCGGCTTTCCCCGAACTCCGCCACCCGGTCCGGCGATTTGCGGATGACGCGGACGGGGACGCTGTCACCGACGCCGCCTGCCTTCCACAGCGCATCCTCAGCAATGTTTGGATCGGCGAAGAGCGCATCGACAGCCGAGGCGAACGCGGACATCGTCACGCCGCGCCATTCAGTCGAACTCGGCCGACCGTCTCGCCGGCGCCGCTGCCGACGGCCTCAATCGCCGCCCCGATCAGCGTATTGGCGCCGACGGTCTTGGTGACTTCCTTGGCGGCGTTGTCCCAATAAACCTTGTCGCCGACGCTCCAGGCCTGCGACGCGGTCTTCTTCAGATCGAAAACACCGACGAGGCAGGCCTCCACCGATTCTCCGAGCGCAGCGGATGCGGTGGCGACGCCGAAGATCGCGCCGACGAGAAATCCGTCGCCGGAGGTCACGGCATAGGGCGCGGCGAGCGTGATCGTCCGCCCGGGTTGGACGTAGTTCTTCATGGTTTCGGTTCCTCACAAGAAAGGGAAGCGATCGCAATGCCGATCAGGCGCCCGGATTGCGGTAGAGGCCGCGCCAGTCGATCGCCTTCGCGCCGAAATCGAGACGGCACTTGATCTCGACGCCATCGACATCGAATCCGTTGCGGGTTTCGATATACGCGCCCTGCTGGCCTTCGAGATAGGCGTACTCGATCGTGTCGATCTGCGCCGGGTTGGCGACGAGATACCAGGCGGTGGCGCTCGCCGTGTCGAGGCGCGGTTCCGAGATCGGCGTCAGCGTGCGGATCGATTGCGGCACCACATCTCCGGTTTTTGCCGGAACGAGGTTCTGCGCGATGATCTGCTCGGCGGCGAGTTCGAGCGCGGCCGGCGTCAGCAGATAGGCTGGGCGCACGTTGAGCACGGTCTTCTTGTCGAGGCCGGTTTGCTTGGCCATGGCGGTGCGGCCGTCGCCGATCGCCGTGACGCTAAGCGCGGTCCCCGACGCGGCGAGGTTCTTGTGGGTGGCGTGGAACAGCGGCACGCCATCCGCCATGTTGGCGTTGGCGGTGACGATGCCCCAGACGACATCGCTCTCCAGCGTCGCGATCGCCGTGCCGTACATGGCCGGGATGCGGGTGAAGGCGTCGAGATCGTCGTTGATCAGCACCTGCCGAGTGATGCCCACCACACGCCCGTAGGTCTCGATGCGATAGCTTTCCTTCGACTCCGCGATCGTGCCGCGCTTGAATTCGCCACCTTCGCCGACCTTCAGGAGTCGGGGAGCTTCGCCGATCTGCACCCGCTGCATCGCCTTGAAGTCCGTGGCGAGCACCTTGCGGCAGAAGGGGATGAACGTTCGAGGATAGGCCTCGTAGGCCTGTCGCAGCATCTTGTTGGTGACGGCCGAGAGGACTTCGGGGAAATCCGATGTCGAATGCAGGGCGCGGGTGGCGATCTCGTCGCGCGACATGCCGCGGACATTGACGCCCGAACTGCTCAGAAACTCGCGGGCTTGTTCGAGAAGCGTCATTCCACGATATTCCCGCGCCGGTTCGCTCAGCGGGAAAAGTGTCGGCGAGTATCGGTGCAGCAGGGCGTTCGACACGGCCTCGCGACGGGTGACGCGCTCATCGTGGCCGCCGAGCGGAACGCTGACCTGCGAGGACGTGCGCACCTTGTCGGCGTCCGCCGCCACTTTGTCGAGAATGGCCGCGCGCGCCGCGTCGATGGCGACGCCGTGCTTGACGAGATCCTCGGCGAAGCCGCGATCGAGAGACAGTCGGCCGGCAAGGTCGTAGATGGTGGCGACGCGTTCGCGTTCGGAATCGCGCGCGCGGGTGGCGATCGCCTCGGCGTCGACCACCGGCGTGTTCGATGCGCGATCCTGTTGTTCGGGCGCGGCCTGGCGGTTCTGCGTTTCTTCGGTTTGGGCAACAGCGTCGTCCATGGCTGCTTTCTCCTGAGTTGAGGCGTCGGCGCTGTGGACGACGCAGGGGTGAAGGGGTTCGTCGGCGCGGAAACCCGCCGCCGGATCAGCGCCAATGGGCACCGCGGATATCTCGAACGGCGTCCAATCGACCGCGCGCCACAGCTCGGGTGCGCCTGCCTGCTTGGTCACTTCGAAGCGATGGACCTGGTAGCCGATCGAGACCGCACGGATGTGCCCGGCCTCGACGTCCTTCCAGAGCGGTTCGACTTCAGCCCGGTCGGAGAAGCGGACACGGGCGATGCCGCGCCCGTTCTCGATCCGCGCGCTGCCGGGCTCGACGGAGCCGATCACGCTGTCGAGCGCCGAGGCGTCGTGGACCTTGAGAAGCGGCGCGCCCCCGTTCAGGCGTTCGAGGCGGACCGCGCGCGGGTCCATCACGAGTTCCTCGTCGAAGGGATCGCCGAAGAACGGCTGACGGCGCACGCGGGCGCCTGTCGACCAGACCACGTCGATGGTGCGCTCGGCCGCATCGATCGACGCAGGCAACAGGTCCGCCGCCCGCGTCAGCGGCGGCAGGTCGATGTTTCGGGTCATGAAAGTGGTCCTTGAGATCAGCCGAGCGACGGGTCGGTTGCCGCCTGCATCACGCCGGTTTTCGTCACGCGCCGCGGATCGCTGTCGAGAACGAGCCCGAGGGCGTCGATCTTGGCGTTCATGGCGGCGATTTCGGCGAGCACGGCGTCGGGGTTGTGACCCTGCCGGGCGATGGCCTGCGCCAGCGACATGGTTCCGGATCGCAACGCCAACAGATCGGCCATCGCGTCCTTCAACGGGTCGACGGCTTCGAAACGCGGCGGCGACCACTCGACCGCGATATCCGGCCTCGGCAGCTTGCCGGCCGCCCAGGCGGCCTCGCAGAACCAGAGCCAGATCGGCTGGCAGAGGCCGGGAATGACGATCTGCCACTGGATCGCGTCGATCAGCCGACGGAACTCCACCAGCCCGGCCCGGATCGAGGAATAGTTGACCTGACTGAGGTCGCCGGTCAGCAACTCATAGGGCATCCGGAAGCCAGCCGCGATGATGTGCAGCTGGCTACGCAGCCATTCGCCGGTTCCAGCCGTCGTGGCGGGCTGATTGAAGCGAATGTCCTTGCCGCCGCGCGCATAGGCGATCAATCCGGGCTCGAACTGCTCCACGCGGTGACCGTCGGCGTCGACCACGGCTGGCGCGATGCCCTGATCCGCTTCGTCGGCCCCGAGCACGACGCCGACCACGCAGGCCTCGGTCTTCTTGCGGACGAGTTCGGCCTGGGTCCAGTCGTCGAGATCGCGCAGGGCTCGCATGACCGGCGTCCCCCAGGGAACGCCACGCACCTGCGTGCGCTGTTTTTCGTAAAGATGCAGCACTTCGCGCGCCGGCACGGCCGCGCTTTCGAGACGACGGCGCATCGAGACGACCGCGTCGCCCGGATGCTGCGCATGGAGCCAATAAGCGCGGCGGCGGCCGATGGCGTCGAATTCGATGCCCTGAAGCAGCCGACCGCCGTCGGCGAGATCAAAGTTTCGGGTGGCGTCCAGGAGATCGGCTTCGATCACCTGGACCTGGAGCGGCACAGGGAGCCCATCCGACGCGCGACGGGGCCGGCGGCGCACCAGCACCTCGCCGGCTTCGATCATCTCGCGCACGGCGAGCGTCTGCAAAGCGAGAATATCCAGCTGACCATCGGCGTCCGCCAGCGCGGACCAGGACTCCCAGAGCTGATTGACGGTTTCGTCGAGCTTGGCGTCGCGGGTCGCGGCGCGGGGAATGACGCCGGCGCCGATGATGTTGTTGACCAGCACGGAGACGGCTTTCGCCGCGTGCGGATTGTTGCGCACGAGATCGCGCATGCGATCGCGCAGTAGCGCGCCGGCGACGGCGACTTCCGCGTCGGCCGACGTCCCCGCCGCTTTCCAGCCGTCCGTGCGCCGGCCTCTGGCGGCGCCATCGTAGCCGCGTCGGCCCGTCGCCAGCGCCTCGAAGGCGCGTCGCGCCGCGACGCGCCGAACGCCGGCTTCCGGCCAGCCCCAGGCCACCAGCCGATCGATCAACGTCACGTCGCTCATCGATCGCCCCGGCTGAACCCGGCAAATCCGGCAATCGGGCGCGCCGTGGCGGCGGAGCTCGACGCGATTTCGCTCTCGATGGTGCGAATTCGTTTCAAGAGGTCATCGGCCGAGCCATATTCGACGGTCCGGCCGTCATAGCTGACCCGGAGCGTGCCGCTGGCATAGGCGCGTTTCAGCGCATCGAGCTCCGCCGTAGTCCACGCCATGTCAGTTCTCTGCCCTTAAAGCCATTTCTTGCGCGGGCCGAGCCAGTGGCTCGACCGTTTCGTCGCCGGGGCGGCCGGCCGCATGAGACATCCCGCCGATTGCTCGACGTCATCGCCACGATCGGCCTGCGGAGGGCCGATCTGGTCCTCGAGGTCGCGCCATTTCTCTTGCGCCCAGCGGTCAACGCCGACGATCCAGGCCGCGGCGCGCGCATAGACCCGGCAGTCCAGCGCCTCGTTGCGCTCGCGCACCTTCTGCCATTCCAGCTTCTGGAAGCCGCGCTTGGTCGTGATGGTCACAAGCTGCTCGGCGACCAGTTGCTTGACCCATTCGGCGTCGACGCCCTGTGGAAGGTGAATAAGTCCAGCCGGGCCCTGCGCTCCATCCGCAGCATCCTCGTCGGTGGGCTTGGAGAGCCGGAGAAAACGATAGGTCTCGGCCTTGAAGGTCGCGACGGCAATCGTCCAGAGCCGCGCGCCGCGGCGGATTTTCCGGCCACCTTCCGTCGCATCGACAAAGGATGGGCCAGTCACCGGCGCCGCGCGATTGAAACCCTCGACACCCTTGATGGGCGTGACCTGCGCAAATCCCTGCTGGCGCGCCCACGCATAGACGGTCGACGCTTCGAACCCCGTGTCGATCGCCAGTTTCGACAGGCTCAGGCGAACGCCATGGGCGTGCGGCCATGTCTGGCCGAGGAGATTCGTCAAAGCTGCCCAAGCCTCGGCGCTGTCTGGGCCGCCGGGGATGACGATATGGTCCACGAGCCAGCTTGCGAGCCCGCGACCCCAGGCCCAGATCGAGACTTCGATCCGGTCCTTCTGGATATCGGCGCCTGCCGTGAGAAACAGTCCGCCGATCGGCACCGTGCCGATGCGCCATCGTTCACGTCGCTCGTAGAGCCGCTGCCAGTCCGGCGCTTCGCCGGTCTCGATCCAGGTTTCGCCAAGGACGCCGTTCTTGAAGCTGCGCTTCGCCTCGTCACTCGTCTGCGCGGTTTCCCACATCCGGGCGATGTCGGCCCATGAGAGCCAGCCCACCGGCGAATAGAGCCCGGAGAGGTGATAGGCGATCGTTCCAAAGGGCGCATCCTCGCGCGTCGGTCGCCACTCGCCGGACGCCATCAGCGCCGTCTTGTGATGCTCCTCGATCCGACCGTCGCAGGCTTCGCACCGATAATGCGCGGTGTGCGGCTCACCCTTTTCCCAGCGCAGGCGCTCGAATCTGAGCCACTGGCGGTGATCGCAATGCGGGCACGCCACGAAGAAGCGCCGCTGGTCGCTGGCCTCAAACTCGCGCTCGATCCGCGAAACGCCATGGATCGTCGGCGTCGACGTCAAAAAAAACTTGGATCGCCACGAAAAAGTGCGCGTGCGGGCTTCCGCGAGCGCGACCGGATCGCCTTCCTCGTCGGCGGACGGCGGATAGGCGTCGACCTCGTCGAGAAACAGGTAGCGCGCCGGCATGGAGCGCAGGCCGACCGCGCTGTTGGCGCCGGTGATGACCAAAAGCCCCGCCGGGAATTCCTTCGACAGAACCGTATTGCCCGCGTCTCGCGAACGCTGCGGTTTTACACGCTCGCGAAGAACCGGGCTTTCCGCGATCAGCGGATCGATGCGCTGACGCGAGAAGCGCTTGGCCAGTTCCACCGTCGGCTGGACCGCCAGCATCGGGCCTGGCGCATGGTGGATGACATAGCCGATCCAGTTATTGCCGGCCTCGGTCGCCCCGACCTGCGCCGCCTTCATGAACACAATGCGCCGCGCGGCGTTGGCCGGCGAGAGCGCATCCATGATGGCGCGCATGTAGGGCGTGCGAGAGGAGGCGTACCGTCCGGGCTCCGCCGATGCGCGCGGGCTGAGAAACCGATGACGATCCGCCCATTCCGAGACGGTGAGGGCGGGATCAGGCGTCAGGCCATCGCGCCAGGCGCCGACGAGCGCATCGACGCCTTCGAAGGCGAAAAGCTCATCGAAAATTTGTCGCGACCTCGGCAAGATCGGCGAGGTGCGCGCGGACATGGGTTTCCAGAACCTTTTGCATCGTGTGTGCTTCGAGACCGAGCTCCGCCGCCATCAATGCCGCGATCCGCGCGGGCCAGTTCGCCCACGCATCGCGCTCCTCGCGCGCCAGTCGAAAGACAAGAGCAGTCGCCCGCGCGCGATCAATGACTTCGCCTTTCAGGCGCTGCAGACGCAGACGCCGTTCCTGAGCCTTCAGCACTTCATTGGCGGTCTTGGCCTGGAGGAAAGTGGTGCCGCCGCCAGCCGGGGACGGCGCAATCCCGCTTTCGCGAAGCGTGTCGCCGACCGCGGACAAGGCCGCATCGGGAACGGGCTTCAGCTTTGCTTCGCCGCCATCCCGGCGCTGCTTCGAGGGGTCGGTCATCGACGCGCGGCGCGCATCGCTTGCCCGCGCATCGATCGAACCATCAGCATGAAGGACAAGCCGGCCCGACGCCTTGGCCTTCTGGATCGCACCCCGCGACAAGCCGACATGGGACGCGTACTGGCGTTCGCTCATGCCCTGCATGCCAGCTCCGAAAACATAATAGAATGATGCACTTATCGCCTTGATAAGCGTCCGGGACAGAGCCTGTATGGGGTCACGAACCAAGGGAGCCTCTGATGACTCGCCGCGCCAACAACAACCAAGCCCTCGACGCCTTCATCGCCCGCAAGGCCGAGATCGACGCCGCGCTCGCGCGCCTCCAGGCGCTCAGCGACGAACATTTTGCGGTCAATCCCGACGAGATCAATTGGGGCCACGTCGGGACGCTCGCCCACTACGCCGAATTGCTCAAGCGCATCACCGACAGCGCCTTCCACGAAGGCGAACACGCCGACTGAGCCGGTCGACATCCGCGTCAGCCCCGCGTTTGCGGGGCTTGGCCTCGTAGAAGCGCAGCGGTGGTCGCGGCGCTCTTCAACCGGAGGTCCCGATGACCCAGCTTTCCGACACCCAAGCCATCATCCTGAGCGCCGCCGCACAGCGGCCGGAGCGCATCGCCCTGCCGCTGCCTGACAATCTGCGCGGAGGAGCCGCCGCCAAGGTCGTCGGCGCGATGATCGCGAAGGGTTTGATCGAAGAGGTCGAAGTCAATCTGCGCCGGGGCGAGCCGCTCTGGCGCGAAACCGGCGATGGTCACGGTACAACGCTGGTCGCGACCGATGCTGGTCTTGCCGCGATCGGCATCGAGCCGGATGATGCCGAAGCCGCGCCCACGAGCGCGACAGAAGCGCCGATGGTCGATCTTGCGCTGGACACCAATTCCGAAGCTGCGCAATCGACGCGCACGCCGCGCGCGGGGACCAAGCAAGCCGCGCTGATCGCCATGCTGCGCGCGCCTCAGGGCGCCACCATCGAGGATATCACAGCCGCAACCGGCTGGCAGGCCCACACCGTGCGCGGCGCGATCGCCGGAGCACTCAAGAAAAAGCTGGGCTCGAAGTGATGTCCGAGAAGGTCGAGGGGCGGGGGCGAGTTTACAGCCTGCCGCGCGACTGACGCCGCACACCACGACCGTCCCGATGCCGCCGCCTCGCATGGGGCGGCGGCATTCGCTCAGCTTGAAGGGGGTGTTTCAACAGGGATCACCGCGCCAGCGTCCGTCAGTATGCGCGTCGCGGCAAAGAGCCAGCGAAACTCCTCTTCATCCAAACCCTCGCCGTAGAGTTCACGGAACAGCTCATCGTTGAGGCGGGCGATGTCAAAAATCATGAAGACATGAAGGCCGTACATCAGTTTCGCCAGTTCGAAATTGTAGATCGGAACTAGGCTTGGCGCCGCCAGATCGCCCAATTCGACATGAACCAATTGCAGCGCAATGTTACTTCGGGAAACATGCGCGATCGCGTTCATATCACCATAGACTGGTCCCCACCCAGCAAGGCGACCACCAATCCTTGGCGTTATTCCTTCGCGGCGCGTCCCATGCACAAATTCGTGCATGGCCTCTATGGTTTCCATCTCTTGCTTCAATAGCGCCGCGGCTTGCGAGTATAGGCCCTCCGATATCGCCGTTTCACATGCCTCAACGCCTTGAAGAAACTGTGCTGTCAGACTCATCCTGCCTTCTACAGACGGACCGCGTGGAGCGAACTTCCTCCCTGAGAACCGATCGATGGCACGATAGATTGCGCTCAACGCGAATTCATGCGCAACGAGAAGTTCTTTGGCATCCTCCTTCCAGCGTGCTCTGACTTCCTTACGCCTCGAAAGCTGGCTAGCCATCAGAACGATGGCAGGTGATGATTGGTAATCTGTCACTACGCTGTGCTCCATGTGACTTTAAGTGTCTTCCATCTTCTTTGGGGAGCAGGGAATCAAGCCGTTTGGACACGCCAGTGTAATCGGCGTTCTAGCATATGGCAGATGCTTCGCCATAACCGTCAACCGTGCTGTCTCACCCGTATCGCTTCGAACAGCCGCCGCAGGGCGAAAGACCGGGCGATGCTCACCACGGTGAAGATCGCGCCAATCCTGAGGTTCTCGGCCAGTGTCGTGTGCAGCCCGAACAGGGGAAAGACGAGGAGCTGGGTGACGACGGCCACTCCAAGCCGACGATGACGTTGGCGATGGCCTCGACCATCGACATCGCGCGAGACTGCTTCATGCCGCGGGCTACTTATGATGCTCGGTGTCGCCCAACCGCTCGGCCTTCACCTGCGCGAAGGTCCTTCCGTCACCGTCGAGGATCGCCTCACGCCCGGTGTCGGACTGCCAGCGGTCGATGGCGACATCGACATAGGCCGGGCTGATCTCCATCGCGAAGACGCGGCGGCCATTGGCTTCCCCCGCCATGATTTGCGATCCCGAGCCGGAAAACGGCTCGTAGCAAAGTCCGCCGCGCGCCACATGCTGGCGCATCGGAATCCCGAACGCGTCGAGCGGCTTCGGCGTCGGGTGATCCGGCCGGTCGTCCTTGGCGAAGCTGGGCAGCGCCCAGGTCGAGGCGAGGGTTTCCTCGGCCACTTTCGGCGGGCGCTTGCCCTTGATCCAGCCCATGAAGCAGGGCTCGTGCTTCCACAGGTAATGCGACCGGGTCAGAACCCCGCGGTCCTTCACCCAGATGATCTGCTGATGGACGAACGCGCCGGCTTTCTCCCAGCAGGCTTCCAGCATCGCCTGGCGGCGCGAGGCGTGCCAGCAATACCAGGCGGCGTCCTCGGCAATCGCCTCGGCGACGGCGGCGGCGATGAAGCCGTCGTATAGCTCGGCGCCCTGGCTGGCGTCGTCCCAGGTCACGCCGTAGGACGGCGACCAGTCCTTGTTCCGTGTCGGGTGATTGGAGCCGTCGTAATCGACGAGATAGGGCGGGTCGGTGGCGAACAGGATGGCGCGCTCGCCATTCATCAGGCGGCGAACATCGGCGGCGTTGGTGCTGTCGCCGCAGAGCAGCCGGTGATCGCCCAGCATCCACAGATCGCCGAGGCGAGATGCCGGATTGCGGGGCGGTTCCGGAATGACGACAGGCGAGACGCCCTTGTCATCCGACGCCTCAGCGCCCGCGTCGAACGCGAGCAGCCGGTCGAGCTCGCCATCGGAAAAGCCGATCAGCGACAGATCGAAATCCTCAGCGACAAGTTCCTGCAGCTCGCCGGACAGCAGCGCATCGTCCCAAGCCCCGAGCTCGGTCAGCTTGTTGTCGGCGATGCGGTAGGCGCGCCGCTGCGCTTCGGTCAGATGATCGAGCACGATGACGGGCGCGTCGGTGAGGCCGAGCTGCGCGGCCGCCAGGATGCGGCCATGACCGGCAATGACTTCGCCATCGCTCGACACCAGCGCCGGGACCGTCCAGCCGAACTCCGCCATGCTGGCGGCGATCTTGGCGACCTGATCCGAGCCGTGCGTCTTGGCGTTGCGCGCATAGGGGCGCAGGCGGTCGAGCGGCCAGGTCTCGATCGCTTCGGGGGCGAAGCTCAGGGTCATGATGTCCGTTGATGGATGGGCGTGTTGTCGTCGCGTGGCCGCTGGATGCCGGATGCCGAGCCGGACTCCGCGAAGGGTCCAGGCGCGGCAGACGTCCAGGAGGCAAAAAAGCTTGTGTTCGTGGGGAATGCGCAGCCACCATGAAAGGCGCTGGACTCCGGGTGGCTTCCCAAAAAATCCGGCCTGACGCTAGCGAGGTTCCGCGCTGCCGCCTCCCGCATAGCGCGAAGGTCAGGAAGGACCCGGGCTTTCGGCTGAGGCGTTTCCGACGCGCCTCTCTCGAGCATGCCACGAAACCTAGCCGATCCGGCTCGTTTTGTCCGCGCGAAAAGTGTCCGGTGGACACTTTTCGCTCCGCTACTCAAGCTCCAAGGCGTCTGCGAGTTCAATGACATTGCGCCTCGACAGCCGTGCGTTGAGCCGTCTGCCGTTCAGTCGGAAGGCGATGACGCAAAGGGCAAAGAGCCAGCGCTCGTGGGCTGCTGATCGCTGAAGCCCGACCTTGCAGCAGATCGCCTTCCAACGCTCGCCGAAGGCGCGCAACCAGATGATCTTGCCGTCGATTGGGTCGAGCCCAAGCGTCCAAGTCAGCGTCTCTTCCATTCGGCTGATCGCCGCCGGCGATGGAAGGATGCGCATCGGACTCGGCTCCTGTCCGACGAGGTCGCTGAACTCATGAACGACCGTCGGCCAGGTGCTGAAATACCCGTGGATCTTCACCTCCGGCAGACGCTTCAGCACGAGAGCCGCTTCCGCCAGACGCGCCTCGACGAGGCTCGGCTTCCATTCGGTCATCGCACGCCTCCCTTGGTCTCGATGGCCCAGAGAAGCAGCGCGATGGCGTCCGCCTCGTTGTCGTCCTTCGGATGGTAACCCCGCGCGGTCACGGCCGCGATCACGGCCTCCTTGCCGGCATTGCCCTTGGTCGTGGCGTGTCGTTTGATCGTACCGACGGGCACCCCCTGATAAGCGACGCGCTTGTGCTCGCACCACGCGGTCAGCGTCGCCAGAAACCCGCCATAGATGTGTGCGGCGTCGACGCCGAGGTGACGGCGGACCTCCTCGAAATAGATCGCCGCCAGACCGGCGGCGTCGACGGCCATCGTGTCCAACCAACCGGCGAAGCGGACGAACCGCATGCCGCCGCCGTCGAACCGACTCGGCCGGAACGAGATCGAGCCATGCAGGATCTGGCCGCTCGCAAGTCGCATCGCCCAGCCGGTCGTCGTGCCGAGATCAAGGGCGAGAATGGCGCCGACTGCTGACGTCGAGATAGCCGACGCCAGCTGGTGATCGCTCTCGTGGATTGCTGACGAGTGATGGCTCATGGCGGTCGGCCCTTCTGGTCTGCTGTTGGAGGGGAGGAGGCGGACGGCATGCCAGCCACGCGCGCGAAGCCCCTGGGGGTGGGAGTGGGAGAGCCGCGCGAAGCGGGTTCTCCCCCACCCCCGAAGGGGGTGGCTTTCACCCCCACAACTTCGAACGGCAAGCAAAGCGTTGCATTTGTTGGAGAATATGAAGTTGGGACGGCGCGTTTCTTTGGTCGTGTTCCCAACTTGAATCTGCGTAACCCCGCGCGGCCGAGCGCGCTGGAGCCGAGGTAGTTGGGAAAGCCCGCCGCAACTTGCTGGCGCGCGCCAGCGCGAAACCGAACCAAACACAGCGAAGGTAGTTGGGGCCGCCTTTCCCAACTTCCCCAACTTGAATCTGCGCAATGCCGCGAACAGCGCGGGCCGATGGGAAGCGCTCATTCGACGCCCTCCGGATAGACCCAGACCAGGGGATTCTCGACCGGAAGCGCGGCCCCGCTCTGCGGGCATTTGTAAGTGCTGGGAAGGACTGGGATGCGAACGGGGACGATCTCGCCGGTGATCGGGTCGGCCGTTTCTTCCCCCGCAGGAAAGCTCATTCCTTCGACGCAGAGATAGCCGAACTTCGAGCGCGATGTCGGCAGACCAAACAGCGAGCCATCGCGGACGAACTTGATGAAGCCTTTGGTGGCCAATACGCTGATCCGTTCGCGGATCGTATCTTTGCCGCCGAGCCCGGCGCGGTTCTCGAAGCTTTCAGCGAACTGCAGCGCCGTGTAGAGCCGACCGCTTTCGGCGTCATCGAACAGCAGTTGGAGGATGACATCGTGCTTGCGCGCGCGTTCGGCGTCGAGCCGGTCGCCGAGATCCTTGCGCACCAGCCGCTCGGATTTCGGATCGAGCATAATCCAGCGACCTTGCCGCTTGTCGATCAGGATCGGCTCGATCGCGGGGCCATTGCGTAATTCGAATTCAAGCCGGCGCTCGGGACGGTCCTCGTTTGGCCGGTGCATGAGGATGCCGGCGCTGTAGAAGCCCCGCAGCGCGCGCCTCGTCCTCGGTCTCGCGACCTTCATGAACCAGCCGGACGTGGTGGCCGAGCGCCATGCTCGCCGCTTCAAACCGGGTCACGGGATCGACGCCGCCCGCGCGGGTGCGACGCGTCAGGACTTCGTTGAGCGCGGGTTTCCCTGGCGTGGCGATCGTCGCCGCGGGCGGCGCAAGACCCGGGAGCGCGGGCATCGCCTCGACCGCGTCGGCGAACTCGCGCAGGTCGGCCTCGTTCGACGAGCTCTCGCGAATGACGACAAGGCGGGATATCCCGCCCTCAGGTTGCTGACAAACCCCGTCATT